AGAAGAGAAGAGAAGAAGAATATACACACACTCTCCCCTCCGACGATCCAAATGGATTGATCGGTCAAGATGTCATCGTTCCGACTTGGATGCGTGAATGGTTCATCAAGTGGCTAGACTGGCGGTGGCATGACTCAGGCAAGAAGCCACCAGCAACGCTCCAGCAAACGTGGATCATCGACCTAAATGGACGGGGCGAAGCCAAGGCGGTCGAGGATCTCCAATTTTCGATCAAGAAGCAGGCCAAGAACCTTTTGAGGTCAGAGAACGATTTCGATAAGCAGATCCGAACCGGCAGCGGATCACCTCGGCCAGAGGGCAAAATGAGCCCGGCAGAGCGAACCAGGAAAATTTTCGAGGACCTGAAAAATGGATCTAAGTGAGAATCGGGTGTTTTTCTTTGAGGTTGTGCTGGTTCATTTTCCGGCACTAAACACCTATCTGAATCAAGCAAGTCTCGATCTTGCAAAGACGATCGATGCTTGGCAAAAGACTCTTCACGATGTGACAACGCAGGAGGCTCTTTCGGTGGTCGATCGATGGACGCGCGACGAACTACCGAGGCCAGCCTATCTTGAGCTTGCCGACTTCGCGTTGCATCTTCGCGGTGTGGTGCTCCGAGACAGGGCAGACCGAAAGAAGATGGCGGTCATGGACATGATTCGAGATCGTGAAGAATCGCCAAAGGATTTCAGCCGAGTGACGCTTCGACCGTTCATCGCTCGTATCATGGAATCAGGCGAAGCATTCAAGGCTGGTAAGATCACACTGGAACAACACAAGGCCAACACAGATGCAGTCTTGGCCGATCACGATCGAGCGTACAAGCAAACGAGGTACGGCAATGGATGAAGCGATCCGGCAATTGGCGGTCTATCGAGATAAGTATCTTGCGGGCAATAAGCGAATCGAATCCCTCGAAAAGCAACTAGGCGACAGCCTAGAGGAACTAACAGTCGTGAGATCTGTCTTGCGTGACCTGAGTCGCGAGAACGAACGCTTGGCCAAACGACTCGTCAAGTCGCAAGAACGAACCAAAGAGTTATACTTGGCACTCCGCCAAGTTGTTACGAAAGATCATCCAGCGATCAGGAGGAAGAAGTAAATGGAGTCAAGCGAAATGGAAGCGATTAAGCAAGCGATCCGCGAAGTGTTGCTTAGCAAAGAGTTCCTAGCGGAGTTCGCGGCAGCGTGGGTGAAAACGCCGATACTGCATGTTGACGAAATGAATCTAGTCCCGAACTACACGCAAGGAGAATCGAAGTGATGTATCAGATCCGTGTTAGCGAATTTAATCATCCAGAACAAACCGAAGGTCAGCACACGAACGGGCCACCAAACGTATTTCTTCGGGTGGACAATGGGCCATGGTTCATCGCTTTAGGCTTTCGATCAATTAACAGAGTCGAACAAACCATTAAGGCTGTGGGTATCGGGTACTTCATTTCTACGCATTGTTCACCATTAGGAGACTTAGCATGAGCGACAACATTAACCCAGACCACTACAAGCGACTACCAGCGGAAGCCATCGAGATCATCGAGTCGGCCATCGATAACGCTCCATCGGCTAAAGATGCTTATTTGCATGGGCAGGTTCTCAAATACGTTCTTCGATGCTGGAACAAAAACGGCATCGAGGATTTATGCAAGGCGAAGTGGTATCTTGATCGGCTGATCGGTTCGTTCGATGCAAGCGAAGCAGAACAACTAGCCACCGGGGAAGTCACCGTGGAAGTCGCCGTGGAAGCAACCGGGGAAGTCAAACCTCCCGACGGTTGGCGATGGCTTGAGGTTGGAGAAGTCATTCGCAAGGGCGATGAAGGATTTGAAAACGGTCGCTTTTATGCGATAGAGCCGATTAAGCTTGGAATGACGTTGCAAGCACACTGGATGCCGACCATCCGTCGCAACCGCTTCGAGGTCGGTGAGAAGGTGGTGCATGTTGATGATAGACATGCGACTCCATACGAGATTGATGAATACATTTACTCCAAAGATGCCTATGTTGTGAAGTACAAAAACGGGCATTACATGTACCATTGGAGTAAGCTTGCCCCCTACATCGAGGAAACAACGTGAGCGTTTACATCGGCATCGATCCTGGTCCTGAGGAACACGGCGCAGTGTGGTACGATTCGACTTCCAAGCGAGTTGTCCACTCGGAGAACCTGATAACAACCGATTTGATACCGCTGCTATTCGACTTCGATGGAGTCGTTGGTTGCGAGTGGATAGAGTCATACGGCATGACAGTCGGAAAGTCGGTCTTTGAAACATGCTTGGAGATCGGGCGATTGGTCGATGCTCCGAAGCAATTGAGGCTGATACCTCGTAGGCTTGTCAAGTTGTACTTGTGCGGGACGATGAGAGCGAAAGATCCAAACATCCGCCAAGCCTTGATCGACAAGCTAGGGACCGTTGGCACTAAAAAGAATCCAGGCCCCTTGCACGGCGTATCGGGCCACTTGTGGTCAGCGTTAGCTATTGCGGTCTATGCTTCTGAGTGCAGCGAAAGCGATCAGGAGTACAGGCCAAGAAGATGATCGATCGCTACGCCAAATGCCGAAACAACAGCAAGTCTGCTGTCGGTTTTGACTACGACTACCAAGAGGTTCCTTGCACCACGCCAACTTCAGCCCGGCCAGGATCGCTTGAGAAAATCGCGGTTTTGATCGAGCGGCTAGAGAGGGGCGAAAGCCTGCACCATCCCGACGACAACAAGCAATCCGCAAGCCATGAGGACGCGATCAAGGCTAGGGACTACTGCATGAGAATTTCCAAAAAGATTCCCAACTGTAATTGACTTAATTTCGCTCTCAGTTCCACAATAGGGGCGGAGGGTAAAACTATGAAACTTGATGGACTTTTGAAAAGCAAGCGTTTTTGGGCGGCTGCTGCTGTTGTCGCGGTCGTGGTGCTCAAAGACAAGGTGCCTTTAACCGAACAGCAGATCCAGGAATTGGTTCTAGCGGTTGGGGCTTGGATCGTCGGCGAATCAATCAGACCGGTTGACGGTGGCAAGGTGGCAACATGATCATCAAAGGCATCCGGGCAATGGTAACATGGCGTAGAGACGCCAAACGGCATTACAACGCGGCTAACGGTGACACCGAGGCGGCAAAGAAGGCTTACGAGGAAGACCTTAGGCTCAGATCCATCGATCCGATGACGATCATGGTTTTGATTCAGTTGGCCTTGAAGATCTGGAAGTGGGCCAAGGACAATGGCTATCTGACCTCGATGCCCGAGGAACGGCTAGCGGCTGAGCCCTCGACCGATTCGCTGATGGTCGGCATCAACGAGACCGAGTGACACATGCCCTAGCCAACCCGACCTTTACCGAATGCCCTTAGCGTCGGAGCGTTGGCGGGGCTGAAACGGAGTGACGATGGCAGAAAAGAAAGAAAACTGGGTGCCTTGGATCGTTGCTGCGGGTGCGGTGTTTCTGCTCTTGCGCAACCAGCAACCAGGACAAGACACCTCCAAGCCTGCGGTCGCGGCGGTAGTTCGTTCGACGTTGCCAACGATCAGGGAAGCCTATAGATCGGCATTTCTTGAGGCGGCTAAAAAGATCGAGGATGGGTCGATCAAGGATCAGGAAGCTTGGACGAAGTTCATAGCTGAAAACGCAGGGGCCAAGCAGCGTGAAGCTCTGGATAAGGTTTACAAAGCCATCGACGAGCTTGACTTGCCGGCATCATTCGTCGGTAAGGAATCCGAGATCGCCAAGGTCAACCGTCAGATCGCGGAGGCGTGGTAGATGAACGCATTAGATGATCTTTGCGGACTTATTGAAGAACTTGGCAAAGCTACCGCTTTCGAGGTCGCGGCTTTTTATTGCCTAGTGGTTTTGTTTGTAGCAGCGTTTCCAATGCTAGCTCTCGCTGGCCTTGTCTATCTGCTTTCGTTAATCGCGGAGGCGTGGTAGTGGATCAATTCACTGGCTACGATCCAACCATCGAGAACCGCGATGAGATCGCCAACGGTTCGACGCCAATGCTATTTACCATGCGAGACTTTGCAGCACCCGAGGAAGTCGATCCAAGGCCGCTAATGCGGCATGACAAGCAAGGCAACATGGGGTCTTGCCAAGGATTCAGCCTGACAAACTGCGGCGAATATCTTTGGGCATTACACACCGGATCGATGAGTAACGATCGGCAATTCTCACAGTTGTTTGCCTATCTTGAGTCACAACGGCTCGATGGTTTACTAGGTCGCGACGCCGGCTCGACAATCAACTCTGGACTTAAAGTCGCTTCTCAATTTGGCTATCTACGCGAATCCGATTTACCTTACAGAACTCCATATCCATCGAACGCAAGAACGCTAGTAACCGATACTATGAGGCAAGCAGCATGGGTATTTAGAATCCGATCGCATACTTGGTTAGAATCATACGACGCGATCTATCAGTACCTTGCAAGCGGATCTGGAGCAGTTCATACAGGGACGCTTTGGAATGATTCGTTTTACGGAAAGAACGGCGTAGTTGAATCTATCAACCTACGCAACGGTGGTGGACATGCTACGGCATGGCTAGGTTACTCTAAGCGGAAAGACTCGCGCGGAAGAAACTACATTTGGCGACTAAATTCGCATAATGATAGCTGGACGGAAATCGCTCCAAGCGTTATCGACGCTCTTTGTAAGCATCAATACACTTCGATCGTAGGTATCTCCGATCTTTCGACACCAGGGCCAAGGAAGGTTTCTTGGGTCAAGGAGAGGCCACTTGGATGAAAGATAAGGGAGTTTTACCAATGGTTTTTGGCTGCATCTTTTTGTTCTGGCTGTTTTCGTCTCCGGTCGAGAAGAAATCAGATCCAGTTCAACCTACAGATGGACTCATCGAGCACGTTCAAAGCATCAGCGATTCGATGGATGATTCTATGTCGCAAGATGCAGAGCAGGAGCAACCAGCGATCGAAGAATCAAAGCCAGAGATTCTAATGTTTGTTGGCAAGACTTGCCCGCCTTGTGAAAAATGGAAGCGAGTTGAGATGCAGAAGTTCATAGATGCTGGCTGGAAGGTCGGCATCGTTGAGGTTCATCGCTTCTCAATCACTCCGACTTTTGAAATCATCGGATCGGAAACGGTTACTCATCAAGGCTATCTCACGTTTGAACAGGCGAAAGGTAAACTCAAATGATATTGGCTCAGCTCTCACAAGATAGCTTGGTGGTCGTCATCGGCATGGCGATCTGCGGATCATTAAGCGGTGCGGTTGTGTTTTTGTATGGCGTGAATCAAAAGCAGAATCTTCGCACGCAAGACAAGTTCGAGAAGTTTGCCGAGGAAACGAAGCAGGACTTGAAGGAATGCCGAGAGGATCGCGAATTGTTGCACCAAAAGATTCACGATCTGGCAGTGCAATTCGCTCAAGTCAAAAGGGAGCAAGCCTGATGCAAGCACTGATAGACGAACTAAAAAAACCTGAATATCAAGGCATGACCGACATGCAAGCGGCAGCGGCGATAAATGCCAAGATTGTCGCTGTTAGAGTGCCGATTGATTGCTGGATGGCAAAGCAACACGCTCTCGAAAATGGATATTTTGCACCGCTTTATAAAGCGTCAATAGACCCCGAAAACCCATGCCGAGATTTGGCGATCAGCATTTTGGCTTACATCGATGATTTTGCTGGCAAGTTCCAAAAAATAGATTTGGATCGCCCGAAAGTTCGCGAGATGCTTTCTGGACTTGTTCAGTGTCAGTTTGCGACTCAAAGCATTGTTGATGAGTTGCTAGGACTGGCCGATTCCCATGTTGCGTGGGTGGAAGCGATGGGGCTTGGTCATGTTTGCGATGGTGCAGTACGTAAAGCAAGAGGACAGATGACATGGCAACAGTAACAAAAACAAGTCCAACATTCGTTCAAGTCGAAGCGCCTGTTGTCCTAGCTACAGCGACTCTTGGTACGTTACGAAATTCTTCAAACGTAGCGGAACTCGATCTTCGTACCAAGTATGGAGCTTGGATATATGTTCGCATGGGTAGACGGGTCGCTACTGCTCTAAATAGATCGGCGTATGTCTCGATTAGAAGAACCGACAACGAAACACTTGTTCTCCCATTGCAGACTTACGATGTTGTCAGTCAAATTGCAGCGGCGCAGAGCAATACATTGTCGGCTGGCACAAGCATCGGAGATGGGTCAATTACGCTGACTTCGGCCACTGGCTTTGCTATCGGAGATAGCATCTGCTTGCATTCAGACGACA